TATTAATAAATAGTAATTATTAATAAAATATTAATAAACTACATAAATAAAATAATAATAAATATGGAACAAACTAATAAACCCTGGCATTTTTCTAAAGGAGATAAACTTGCTGTTTATTTACGTATGAAAACAAAATGTATATTAATTGTTGCTGCTCTTTTATGTGCAGCACAATTAGGTGGTTATTATCCACTTAACTTTATAAAGAAATACAAAGTATTAAATTTTATTATACTATTATCTTTAGTAGCAAGTATTATTTATAATATATTTGATAGAAATTTCTATTTACCATTTTTAGGTTGGACTTCTTATCCTTGTGGTGGTCTTGCTGAAAAAATCCCTCGTGATGCTGATACAACTGTCACTGTTCAAGTTAAACCTAATGTAAATGTTATTTATTGGGGAAGTGAGCCTAAAACAAATGAAGAACAACCTATTGACAATCCCTGGGATGCTTATGCCAATTATGATAATTCTGGAGTAGTCCGTGCTGATGCTCAAGGAAAAGCCGTTTTACATTTTAGAAATCCAAGCATTTATCAAGTTGGTTTAATGAATAGAACATTAAAGAAACATATACATTATCGTGAATGTAGGCATCCTGGTATGCTTTCTTCAGTTAAAACTGTAAATTTATAATTTATAAATTATAATTATAATTATTTAATTATAATAATAAATTTTTTCTATTTTTTATTTTTTTATTATAATTTTAATATTTATTATTATAAATTTAATATTTTTTCTATTTTTAATATAGTATAATATAGTAATAATAAATTATAAATTATAAATTATAAATAATAATATTGAAATAATATAAAATAAAATGCAAAGTTTAGTATTAGTATTATTAGTATTAGGTTTAATTATGATGGCATTAGGTTATCAAAAAAAATTATTAACAAATATGGAAACAAAAACTGTGGTAGAATATAGATTTATTCCACGTAGTATATATGAAGACCAATTTGAAAATAATAAATTAGAAAGTAGTTTTCAAGATATGTTTGAAAAACAAGACGTTTTTTTTAGAATGATTTAAAAATTAAAATATATGAAAAAAAATTAAAATATATGAATAAAATTTAAATAAGTTAAATTATAAATTTATTGAGTTTTCTCTTTGTGTTCTGCCATTTTGCGTTGAAGCCATGGGTCATCGCTTTGTAATTGAGCATTGGCTTCATCAATACTAATTTCTTTAGAGTTTTCACCACCTAGTTCAAGACTTTGAGTAATTGCTTTAGGTTCAGTATCTTCTTTAGTATCATTAGTATTATTCGTATCAATAGCATCAGACATATTTAACAAACTATTAAAATCAGTATTAATTGTATTTAAATTACCCATACTTGCTTGTAAGTTTTGTTGTTCTTTCATTTCATCTTTAATGGCTAAAGTTTCATTAATACCTTCTTGATGTTTTAATCTATCTTCAGCACTTAATGCGTCTTTTTGACGTTGAGTTTTTTGTTCTTGGTAAAACATATCTTTCTTGGCTTCATTTGATTTATATTCTTTCACTAATTTATTTAAGTCATTATTCATATATTCAATATCATCAATTTTTTGAGGGTTAGGATCCCAAGGGCACCAATATCCCATTTGACCAACAAAGACATCAAAGAGTGGGTCTTGACGTTGAAGAACTGAAGCACGAACATCAGCCTCACGTTTAGTATCATAAACACCACGCACTTTAACACCACGAACACTTGTTTTAAAGTTATTGGCTTTATCAAAGACCTCTCCAATTTTCTCTTCGTTGCTAAATTTAAAATCCTCAAACTTATCTTTAAATTGTTCGAATGTTAAATTATATTCTTCACAGGTTTTAGAAACATTTTTTTTGAGAGCAATAACATCAGAAACATCGACATTACCATCTTCGGATTTATCAATTAAAGATACTAAACCTTCATCAAGCATAGTTGATATTTTTGTATTTAATGCTTTTTCATAATGATAGAACATAAATTTATCCTTTTGCTCTAAAATTTTATCAGGGCTCACAAAAGAAACACAATAGAAGTTTTGACCTGTAATAGGTTTATCAACATCTAAATAATCTTCTTCAATATCACTTTCTTTTAAAGGTGTAGTATTATCTCCACGGCGGTCACGAGGCATTTTATATAATTAATAAGTTTAAATTAATATATATATAATAGAAGAGTTATAATTTAATACAATTATTTATAATAAATAATTATTTTTTAAATTATAATTTTAAATAATTTATATTTTTTAATTAATTATTTTTAATTAATAATATTATTATTTTTTTTAATAAATACCGCAATTATTAAATATAATATTAATATATAATATATAAAAAATAATTAATTAAAATGATAAATCTATTTGATAATAAAGTATCTAAATCTTCTAAAACCTCTAAATCTTATAAAACCTCTAAATCTTCTAAAAACTATAACTCTTCTAAAACTTCTAAATCTTCTAAAACCTATAAATATTGCCAAAATTATTATGTTGATATAAATGGTAATAAAAATAATAAAGTTTATAAAATGTGTAATAAATATAGTCATTGTAGAAAAAATAGATGTAAAAATATAGATGCTAGAATAGAAGCCAAAAAAGAAAGGGAATTTGGTAAAGATTATGATAATTATATTAAAAGTAAAATAGAAAAAAAATGTCCTTTGACATTAAAAACAAAACAAAGAAAACAATGTGAAACTAGAACATTAAAAAAAATATATAGTAATCATAATATTATTAATTTATATAATAAACTATTAGAATGTAATAGAAAAATATGTTTAAAAGATAAAAGAAATTTTTATAATGATTTGTTTAAAAAAAATACTATTAAATTAACAAAAAGTGAAAAAAAAAGATTAAATGAAATAAAAAAAATAGAAAATCCAACTCCTGATATGTATTTAATTAAGACAGGCGATTCTTAATAATTAGTATTATTTTTTAGTATTAGTATTAGTATTAATATGACATTCATTAACACGTCCACTAGGGTCAGTTGAATTAATACCTTCCCAAGAGGTATTTGGTTTCCAATATTTTACAGTTTTTTCACGATTAGGGTATAGTTTTTCAAATATTTGTCTATAATAAAATGCTTCCGTAGTATGTGGTGTATTATAAGGATATAAATACTCTCTATTATTGTAAGCACTTAAAAAATTATCTTTAATTTCTTTATCTGTAAATTCTTTAAGTGTATCAATCCATCTATATGTGATTGAATCACTAAATTGTTCTTTTTGTCTCCATAAAACATCATCTGGTAAATATACATTATTTCCATTTTTATCTTTAATATCAAATGCTTTTCTAAGAATATATTTTTCAATAGGTTTTCCATTATAGCATTGAGTTTTAACATCTTTATGTATATTAATACATAATTTTACAAATTTAGTATCTAAAAAGGGAACTCTTGATTCTAATCCATTTCCCATAGTTGATTTATCAGCACGAAGACAATCAAAATAACCTAAATCCAAAACGCGTTTTTTACATTCAAGTTGATGTTCCATATTATTTGGTGCTTTATGAAAATATAAATAACCACCTAATATTTCATCACTTCCTTCACCACTTAAAACCATTTTAACCCCCATAGATTTAATTTTGCGAGACATTAAATAATGAGGAGTTGATGCTCTAATAGTTGTAATATCATAGGTTTCTAAAACACTAATAAGTTCATCAATAGAATTCATACCTTCTTCTACAGTAAAATCAATTTCATGATGTTTAGTTCCTAAAAACTCAGAAACCATCCGTGCGTAAGGTAAATCAGAACTATCTTTAGCACCAATACTAAATGTATTTATAGTTGGATTTTCTCCATAAATTTCAGGATGCTCTTTAATATATTTAACAGCAATACTTGCTACTAATGAACTATCAAGACCGCCTGATAATAAAATACCAAATGGAACATCACTCATTAGTCTATCAATAACTGCTTTTTCAAAAGTTTCTCTAATTTGTGTTAATAAAATAGTTTCATCTTCATTATTTAATATAGGTTTTTCACAATAATAATATTGTATATTATTTATATTATTATTAGATTTAGACCATTTACCATCTTTTGTATCTTGAAAATAATTAATTGTTTGTAATTTAGGTTGTGTAGCATCAAAATATAAATAATGACCTGGAGGCATATAATTTACTGTAATACAATCATTTAATGCTTTCAATTCACTTGATATATGAATACCTCCATTTTTATCCATACCATAATAAGATTGAGTAATACCAAATGGATCTCTTGCAACAAATACCATATTATTTTGCGTGTCGTGTAATATAAAACTAAATTGACCATTTAACTTTGACATTAAATAGACAATTTCATTATGTTCTAATTTATTATTATCATTATTATCATTATGTTCTAATTTATTATTATCAATATTATCACTACTACAACTATTATCAATATTATCACTATTATTATTTTTATAATTTTTATATTTTACCATAGTTTCATACAATGCTAAAATAACTTCACAATCACTTTCAGTTTTATAATTATAATGCGAAAATTCTTTTTTTAGTTCTTTATAATTAAAAATTTCACCATTAACACATAATACAATAGTATTATCTTGATTAGTTAAAGGTTGAATGCCTGAATTAGGGTCTATTATACTTAACCTCATATGTGAAAAACATCCATATTTTGTTTGATAATATCCTGTACCATCAGGACCTCTATGTCTTATTTTTTGTGAGGCTTTTAAAGCATTTCTTCTATAATTACTATTAGAAATAGGAGTAGATTGAATATAAGCATAAATACCACACATAATTATTAATTAATAAAATAATTTATTAAGAATAAAAATAATAAAACAAATAATATAAATAAAAAGAATATTAATATTTTTAAATTAAAAAAATATTAATTTAATATTATTAAATAATTTATTACTTAATTAAATTAAGGCAATACTGTAAAATATGATTCTCTAAATCTTTGTGATAAATCAAGAGAACAAGGCATAACTGATAATCCATCATTATTTAATTGTAGGCATTTGTCTTGTTCATCAACTGGATTAATTACATTAAAATTAAACATTGTGCTACTACTATCTTTTAAAATTTTATCTTTATTAGTTTCACTATTAATAAAACTATTATATGTTTCTAAATTATTTATTTTAGTTGATGTAAATTGTTGATTTTTATTATTAGAATCACAAGATTTAAAATTCCATTGTGGTGATTGAGTTCCATTATTTTTATTATACTCTAAACAACCATCATTACCATAAATAAGATAATTTGGATATGTAATTGAATTATTAGGTTTATTATCATTATATAATTCAATATTAAGTGATTGTGATGTATTCATATTTTTAAATGATTTAATATCAGGAGATAATTTACTTTGTTTTTGTACTTGAGTTTGTAGTTTTATTAATTCTTCTTTCATTTCTTTAATTTTTTTATTTTGCATATATATATAAGTATCAAATTTTTGTTTTTTTATATTTTTAGGATCATCTAATAAAGCAATATTTTTATTAAATACATCGGCATAATTTTTAATATCAGGAAAATTATTTGAGTTTAAATAATTAGAAAATGGTTCGATTGTTGTAGTATCCATTGTTGTATTTAATAAATTTAGATTTTCTATATTAGCATTTAATTTATTTTTAATATCTGCTTGTTTATTTATTATAGTTTTAAAATTTTTTTTGCTTAAACTATTAATTATTAATGGTGTTGGTGCTTGTATTGGTGCTGGTATTGGTGCTGGTATTGGTGCTTGTGTTGGTGCTTGTGTTGGTGCTTGTGTTGGTGCTTGTGTTGGTGCTTGTGTTGGTGCTTGTGTTGGTGCTTGTGTTGGTGATGATTGTGTAGTAGTTGTTGATGTTGTATTACCCATATTTATAAACTTTTTATTATATAATGATAATTATTTATATTATAATAATATTAATATTTTATTTTCTATATTATATTATTTAATAAGAATTATTAATTACTTAATTATTATTAATATAAAAATTAATTATTACTAATTAAAATTAATTAAAATTAATTATTACTTAATTATTAATAATATAAAAAAAAACAATTTAATTATTATAAATAAAAATATAATAATAATTATTATAAATAAAAATATAATAATTATAATAATAATAAAAAAATAAAAAAATGACAACTTTAAATAAAGATGATTGTAATTTATTAAACACATTTACATCTAAAACTAATAAATTTACATTAGATGGTTATAAAACGTATGCTAAATGTGTAAAAGTATATGATGGTGATACTATTCACGTCGTATTTAAAATGCCTAATAATAATGAATGTTATAAATGGGTTATTAGAGTAAATGGTGTAGATACTCCAGAAATAAGAACACGTAATAAATATGAAAAAGCACTTGGATACAAAGCCCGTGATTATTTACGTTCTTTAATACTTGATAAAATAATTATATTACAGTGTTTAGATTTTGATAAATATGGTCGTCTTCTTGGAGAACTATATATTGAAGGAAATGAAAAATCTATTAGTAATCAAATGATAGAACAAGGATATGCTAGAGCATATGATGGTGGGACTAAATCTAAATGGCTAGAAACTGTAGTTTCTGAACCTGTAGTTAATACTACATCATTATAATTTTTTAAATAGTTTTATAATTTTTTAAATAGTTTTATAATTTTTTAAATAGTTTTTTTTAATTTTTAAATTTTTTATTTTTAAATAATATAAATAAATATAATCATATATTAAATACTGTAAATTATAAATCATAAAATGAATAACCATAATTCACAAACAAAAATAGAAAATAATGTAAACTCAAATCCGTGTATAGATAAATTAACTGACCTTGAATATTTAGAACATATGATACCCCATCATCAAGTAGCACTTGATATGTCTGTATTATTACAAAAGCATACATCTTCAGATATAATGTTAAATTTATGTAGAGAAATTATTAGAATACAATCTTATGAAATTTTTGAAATGAGTAAAATGAAAGCATATAAAGATACATTATTTACAGATGATAAATGGATAAAAGAAATAATTAATACTAAATTAGATACTTATAATCCTATTTTATCAAAAGCAAAAGAGGGAGAATGTAATCCTTTATTTTTTAAACCAAATGATCATTCACAACATATGAAAGGAATGAAACTAACCGATAGAAGTTATCTTGAACATATGATACCACATCATCAAGTAGCAATTGATATGAGTCGACGTTTATTATTACATACAAATAATTCTTATTTATTAGAATTTTGTAGAAAATTAATACTATCACAACAATCTGAAATACTATATATGAATAATTTATTAATGAATATTGATTTTTTATATAAAAGTGAATTGTTACAAAATTAAGTTTTTTATTTAATTTATTTTTTTAAATAGGTTTATTCTTTTTATTTTTTTAGTTTTTATTGTAATTTAATTTTATATATAGATAAAACTAACTATTGAATTAATAATATAATTATTTGAATACTAAATTATATAATTTAAAAATAAAAAATTTTAAAATAATATTAAAAAATATTATTATAATTATAATTATTAAAAATATTAAAAACTATTTTTTATAAATCATAAATCATAAAATTAAAATGTCAGAGATTAAAGAAACTCAAGACCCCCAAGTTGCCCAAGTTGCCCAAGTTGCCCAAGTTGCTGGTGCGATTGATGATTGTTTTAATTTAGATAAAAATAAAGATAATCATTATACCTTTTTACCAATTTATAATCATAAATATTATGAATACTATAAAAAACAGTTATCTACCTTTTGGACTGTTGAAGAAGTTGATTTAAGTAAAGACCGCGAACAATTTAATACTAAATTAAGTGAAACTGAAAGAACCTTTGTTAAAAATATATTAGCATTTTTTGCCGCAAGTGATGGTATTGTTGCTGAAAACTTAGATATGAATTTTATTGAAGAAATAACCTATAAAGAAGTTAGAACGTGTCTGCGTTTTCAAGCAATGATGGAAGATATTCATAGTGAAATGTATAGTCGTCTTATTGATACACTTATTAGTGATGAAAAAGAAAAAGACCATATTTTCAATGCGATTACTACCATACCTTGTATTAAATTAAAAGCCGAATGGGCTAAAAAATGGACTTGTGCTGAAACGGCTACTTTACCTCATCGTTTAATTGCGTTTGCCTGTGTTGAAGGTATTCATTTTAGTGGTTCATTTTGTGCTATTTATTGGTTAAAGAAACGCAATTTAATGCCTGGATTAACACTTAGTAATGAATTTATTGCCCGTGATGAAGGGTGCCATACTGAAACTAGTGTAGCACTTTACAATGATTTAAAGACTGAAATGAGATTAGATGAAAAAGTTGTAAAAACGATAATTGAAGAAGCAGTAGATATAGAGTCTGTTTTTATTACAGATAGTATAAGTTGTTCTATGTTAGGTATGAATGTTGATATGATGAAACAATATATTAAATTTGTTGGTGATAGATTATTATTACAATTAGGTTATGATAAAATCTATAATGTAGCCAATCCTTTTGATTTTATGGAAAATATTAGTGTTGAAAATAAAACCAATTTTTTTGAAGATAGAGTAAGTAATTATAGCAAGGCGGGTGTTTGTGGTAAAGAAGAAGATAAAGAGTTTGATTTAGAGGCTGATTTTTAATTAGATTATAATTGTTCTTGATTTATCATTTGATTATGTTTAGGTATAAATTCTTTAAAACTATAATAAAAACCTATTGTAATATCTTTATGGTTTAAAAACCATTCTTTATCTTTTGTATTAAAAAAATTTTTAAATACATTAAGAGTAATAACTCCAAAACTGTTTAATATTTGATCTTCTTTTTTTTGTGCAAAAAGTATTTTTTGTTCTTCTGAGAAATGGTCATATTCGGTAATACAATATTGTTTAATAAATTCTTTAAATTCTTCGGCAAGTTGTAAATTATTATTATTATCCCGACCCCCCCTCATTTTTCTAACAACTGACCCATTTTTACTTTTACGCGTTAACCGTTTTTTTGTTTTAGTGTTTTTAGGAGTTTTAACTCTTTTAGAGAGTTTTGAAGACTTAGAGCCTTTTGGAGATTTAGACTTCTTCATAGTATTTTTACGTTTGTAAGAAACAGGCATTTGAAATAATTAATAATTGAGAATAAAATTTAGAATTTGAAAAGTTTGTATCAAGATACTTATATTATACAAATATATGTTTTAAAAAAAAATAAGTTTTAAAAAAATAAGTTTTTAGAAAAAAATTAATTAAAAATAATTTAAAATAAACATTTTTCTAAAGGTAATATTTTTTGTTTTTGTTTTTCAATTACATCCTTATATTTTGTTCTACATTCTTCTTCTCCTAAATCCATACAATCATCAATATAATTAAGATTTCCACAATGTTTTTTTTCACATTTGTGCTTATCAGTTTTATTTTCTAAGTTTAAAATAGTTTTAAATAATTTATCTTTACGTTGGGAACGAAGACAATCCCATTGTTCATCAGTTTCAGGTTCTAATTCACCATATTTACCAGAAGACATTTTAATATTACAATTTTTTGATACCATAGTATCATAGTTTTTATTTAATTTTTCTAATTTTTTTATATTATCTTTATATTCTTTACTTCCAGTACAATTTTTCTTTAAACATTCCATACGTGGTAAATTTACAATTGATTGAGCACACCAAACTTCTTTATATTTTTTACCTCCTTGTTGTAAGTTTTTTTTTGTTTTAACTCTTTTAGAGAGTTTTGAAGACTTAGAGCCTTTTGAAGATTTATATTTCTTCATACTATTTTTACGTTTGTAAGAAACAGGCATTTTAAATAATTAATAATTGAGAATAAAATTTAAAATTTAGAAAATGTGTATTAAGATACTTATATTATACAAATAAAAAAATAAGTTTTTTTTAAATTAATTTTGGTTAAGTTTTTTCTAAAAACTTATTTTCTAAAAACTTAATTTATTCTTGTAAAATATTAATATCATAGCGATGAAGATTAAAATGTTCTTCTTCAATCGTATCTTTGGTAATAAATCGAACCACTTTGACAGGTAATTTTTGTCCTAATCGCACAGCACGTCCAATTGCTTGTGCTTCAATGGCTTTAGTAGTTTCCATTTGACTTTGTAATGCGTCAATAAAGACAATGTGGTTTGCTTCTGTAAGGTTGCTTCCACTATTACTACGCTCACTACTTAACATAATAACACGATAAGTATCATCTTTTTTAAATTTGTTAATATTTTTATTGATAACATAGTTATTGCCAGAACAATAGATAAATTTAATATTAAATTCGTCTAATGTTTTACCAATCATTTTTAACATTTTATCATATTGACTGAAAATAATGACACGATTTTCTTTTTTTTCAAATAAATTATGTAAATATTCTACTAATGCTGACATTTTACTACCGTATTTATTAATACAGTTTGTTTTCCATTCACTGCCTAATTTCTGTTCTAAAGGTGTAAGTAGTTTAGGTTCAACGACAGCGTCTATTTTATTTTTTTCTTCATTTTCCCTTTCTTTTTCCCTTTCTTTTTCTAACTCGTCTTCAGGTTTTTTATTAACCATATCAATATTTGTAATATTAAGTGTTTTAGCATCAACAACACCACGACATTCAGGGCAATTAAATTTAGATGTTAAATTTTTAGATAATTTTTTAGCACATACTAGACAAAATATATGTCTACATAATGTAACAGCAATTTCATCTAAATCATCAAAACATATAATACAGGGGTCTTGTGTTTTATCTTTAATAAAATCATTGTTTGAAAATAATGTAATTTGATTATTAATACGTAATTTATCACTTTCATATAGATTTAATAATCAAATT